CAGCCGGAATCAGTCTTTGAGTGTCATCAAATATTTTCACGTGTTATGCCCCCTTTAATCGGAAATCCTCGCCCTCAACTTCAAGAAGATATGAGCCACATTGCCCAATCAACCGACTTGCCGCAGCATATCCGATCTTTTCGCTTAGCGTGCCGCGGTCTTCGTTACTGCTGAACACGATCGGCCTCTGCTTTCTGTAGCGTTCATTGATAATTTGGTAGTACAGCGCCTCTTTCGCTTCTGACCATTTTGCCTTACCGATGTCGTCCCAGACGAGCACATCTGCATGGATGGCACTATACAAAAGGCGGTTTAGTGTTTCCCCTTCATCGTTCATCATTTTGGCCTGAATAAGTTCATCCATAAATGTCACATCCGAAACGACGAGTATATTGAATCCGTCTTTAATGAGTCGTTTGGCCAACGCGATTTGCAAATGGGTTTTTCCGACACCAAAATTGTTATGCTTTTGTTTCATTGATGCACGTTCCGAAAGAGGTATTTCTCGCAATCGCTGCTCCCCTACAACCGCAATAAAACCGAGGTTGTGTTTCGAAATCTTTTTCTCACCGTCATTTTTGAATTCATACAAATATTGAAGCGTCATATCATACATTGATTGTTGATACTGCGTTAGTCGCTTAAAGTTTTCAAAATTCGCATGCACAAATTCCTCTGGAATGAGTGCCTGCTTGAATCTACGTTTCCATGCTTTCTGTTCCCGGCATTCACAAAAACTTGCAAACTCATATCCTCGTTCATCACGTTTCAAAACAAGTTCTGTATCCCTGCAAATCTGGCAGTCGTATTCATCCTCCCCACCCCCAGGCTTTTCGTGCTGCTTCAGCTTCTCGGAGGATTTGTTCATATGATTTGCCGCCTTCTTTTGCAGATCGGCCAATACCTCGGCGATGCTTGCGAACCTCATGATTGTTCACTCCTTCTCGCTTTCTATGAAACTCTCGCTCGTAGGCTTCAATATCTTCTATCGTGCGCAGATTGTTTTGTACCCACTCGCGAAGTATCCCCTCTGCGTAATTCCATTTCTTCTGTTGTTTAAGCGCTCGTTTCATTGCTTCAATGACAATTTCATCTCCAAGATCGTTAATCCATTGCTCGATACATTCTGCAATAAAAGGACTCATAGGACCGAAATTTTGTTCATAGAACCGATAGACATTTACTACTACTACATCTAATTTTTCTTTATTACTTAGTAATTCATTATTTAGTTCTTTATTATTTAGTAGTGGCGGATTTTCCGTCGACGGTTTTTCCGTTAACGGATTATCCGTCAACGGGTTTTCAGTAAACGGTGAGGTTGGGCGTTCAAGCACAATGTATTGATTATTTGAGAATTTACCTTGCTGTCGCTTCTGCTCTTTAATGATATATCCGTACTCCTGCAGCTCTTTGATGATGCTTTTGGTAGAATCTCTTCCATTTGTGCTTCTGTTTTTCAAATCGTCAATTCGGAATACCCAATCATTCGGCATTGAAAGCATATATGCTAACAGTCCTTTTGCTTGCCAAGACAATCGTTTGTCATTCAGAAATCCCTTATCCAACACCACATAGTTTGCCTTCTTCTCCACGCGGAAAATACTCATGCTGTCACCCCTCCTTGATGCAGATTACGTACCGTCCTTCAACCCTCACCGGCTTTAAACCGGGGTGGCTGCTTTTGATGTAGCCCTTGATGTAGGCAATATACAGATCCTTGTTGCCTGCAGCCATCCATTTATAGCAGTGTGGAATTGCGATGCGGTACATCATTCGATGTTAAAACTCTCCTGTTCAAAGGCACTAGGCTTATCCTCTTCCTTTGGTTGTTCCTCTTCCTCAATAGGAATCTCAAATGCTTCTCCTTCGATGTATTCGACTTGTTCTGGTTCAGCAGTGATATCTTTCCGAACCACTTCATCCTGGGCGGCCTGTTGCTGAATTTCAATCGAAATCGGTAAGTACTTCCACATATGACGAATGACTGTTTTCTTGGCCATCTCCTCGAAGTCTATTACCCACGGGCCGTTACTGGCTGCTCTCGAACGCTTGCGGCGTTTTTCAATTTCCTCTTTTGGCATAAACTCAAATTGATAACCGCCATCTTTAAAATGAGCAACTGCATAAGCCCCAATAAACTCTCCACGATCTGTCATAGCTGGCTTATGAACAAGCTTCGGGTGTAGACCATACTCATATTCAAACGTGTCATTCGAGTAAACAGCATGAGCATAAATACTTTCAATGTTTCCACTGCGCCGGGCTAAATCAATCATTCCCTTGTAACCGATGATGAATTGAACGTCCGTCTGACCCGTTTTGTTATTTTTGAACGGTACCAAATAGCAATGTCCAATCAAACCAGGCTCCAATCCAAGCTGTGCTGCCTGCATGACCGCACCAAGAAGTGAAGGAACAGAGCATTCAAGCAACTTCGGATTAGTCCGGATAGTTGTAAGAGCAATTCGCGCCATCCGATCAGCATCCATGTGTTTTGGCAGGGCCTTTTCAATCTCTGGGCCCATCTTTTTGAGATATGCTGCAATCGTTTGGGCTGGAGAAGGAGGCGCCGCCTCCGTATTCTTTGTTTTGTTTGCAAGCTGATTTTTAAGTGTTTGATTTGTTGCCATGATTATCTTCCTCCTCAAATATTTTTAGGATTTCCTCTACTTTTTCGTTAGGAAACGGGCCATAAATATTACTACCGATCACAATCGCAAAATGTGTTTCAGTTCTTAAACAACCTAATCCATTGATGAAAGCAAAATCGGCCAAGTCAATTACTCCTTTACTTAATCGCGAATCGCCGCGATATAGATTCTTTAGCGACTTCTTGATAAATCTCCGGATACTTCGATTTGAGTAACTTCGTATCAACACGACTGCTGCAGACATTTTTCCAAGTAACGATGCGCTCACCAGCAAAAGCTTTTTCATAGTCACCCAGCATCGCTTTGAGCTGATTCTCGGCTTCCATCCGGCGTGCTGCAGCTTCGGCTTCCTCCTGCTTCGCTTGCTCGTATTTGGTGATTAACTCAGAAGCGTCTGAAGGAAGCTCAATCTCTTCGTCGAACTTGGCCGCCGGATAGAGAGTTTTCAACAATTCACTTGAAGCATTCGAACCGTCGAACATAGGAGGGTTTTTCTTGAGAACATGATGATTCCAAAAGTCCGATTCAATCTGAATAAGGTACTGAATGATCTCTTCATCACGTTCGATTTTTTTGTAGATGAACTTGTTGCCGCCGATGAGAACCGCAATCCACCAGGAATCAAAACCCGTAACGGCCATATAGTGCTGGCATTGGATGAGATATGGAGCTGGAACCTCATCATCCTTCCATTCTTCCTTGAGATATTCACTGGCTGTTTTGCACTCAAGGCCGGCCTTCTCGCCGACAATGAGGCGATCGACGTTCGCGAGCATGAAAGGATATTCTGGATGCTGCAGAATGGCATTTTTGCGTCGAACTTTGAGTCCTGTACGTTTCGCAAATTCTTGAGCAACGACATCCTCAAGCATTGTGCCCCAATATGCTGCCTCGCTATTTACTTTTTCCTCTGGGGCTTGTCCAATCTTTTCAAGATACACAGCAACAGAAGATTTCCATTTGTTTAGGCCAGCGATTGCGGCGGCGTCGCTTCCTCCGATCCCCTTTCTCCGCGCCTGTAACCACTCCTCGTGGCTCATTTCACTTGTGTTTGCTAGAATCATAGCTTCCAAGACTCTCCCCTCCATTTGATTTTTGAAGGTGATTTCAGTAAGATGAAGATGTAAACTGTTTTGAGCAGGGCCCAACTTTTTATTGAACACCTCACTCCGCCAAGTGAGGTGTTTTTTATTCAGCGATTTTTCGTATAGCACCAAGATTTTCGACGATATATCGAAGAATGTTTCCCTTCAAGACAACCTCTCCATCTGGAAACTCGTAGAATGCATCACCGTGAAGAATTTCATCACCGCAAGCATCGATGCCCCAGTGAGAACTTTCCTCTTTGATAGGACGAACCATCGGATTTTCAACAGATGCTGTCATACTTGTCCCTCCCTTCGCATAGACTGATAGCGTAAGGCGAGCAAGGATTTGCACCTTGCAAGTATCCAGGCCCTAGCACCAGCTCTATGTCGGAATTGAACCGACTCACAGCCTGACTCTCAGATTCTAGCGTTTTCTATTCCGCCATCGCCTTACAGATGTGCTGGCGCACATCGTCAGGCACAAGAACGCCATTATAGGGGATGGGGAGTTTTCAACGCTCCTGTACCTGACGACAGGCGCTAGACCTGTCTATTATGCTTGTGGTAGAATAAAAGTGTGCTAAATAGGGTTCTGATTAGACGGCGAGTGTTGGGGCACTGGCCGTTTTTTCTTTTTGCAACAGCTTGTACACCTCTTCTTTCGCCTTTAGTTCTGTTGCTAACAACAACGCTGGATTCTCTCTCATTTGCTGGCAAAGTCTACGAACTTCTGAAACTTTCATCAGACGGCTGGCTGAGAAGCATACGTTCATTCGTCTCCCTCCTCAACTTCATAAATCAATAAGGCCAATGCGTACCCTTGTGTTTGAGATGTATTTTCGCAATAGGAATACTTGATATCTATTACTTTGATATTTAGATTTTCCGCAAGAAATTTGTTGATTTGCTCGTCAGTTCTTGATGAACTGCTTCCAAAAAACTCTTTTGTCTGTATCATTTTCACCCATTCCCCTTTCTCAAAATGATTGCCATATCAATCCCACGTTCCTTCATCGTCTCAACGAGCTGCATAAGCTGGTCATGCTCCTCTTTCTTCCGAACCAGCTCGTCCAAGTCGCGTTTGCAACGTTGAAATTCTGTCATCCATCGCTCCGTATCGCCGAAACGAGCGCTTACCCATGCAACTCTGGCACGATCCAAGTAAATGCAGCCACATTCCCAAAGCTTCTCCGCTAACTGACGATCTTGTGGAAGGACGTTCATGCTGTCGCCCCCCTATTCAGCATTTTGTCTGCAACGCGAACAGCATCTTCTAACAATCCCATGTCTTCAAGAAACTGCGGACGACTCACATCTTTGCCTGTTTTGTTTATGTAGTTTTGTCGGCGCAACTCTAAATTCGTTCTGTATGCTGTATTAAAGGCTTGTACAAAGTCTTTCCAAGCATGGTTGAATGGAATGCCATTTTGGCGGGCGTACCGTTGAATCATTCGGTTTAATCGCTGGCGAAGGTCGCCAATGGTATCAATGCGGTCAATGTTGTCTAGACGATGTTGAACAGCTGTTACCTGCTTTTTCGCTTCATTCAATTCCTGTTCAAGCTGCTTTTGTCTTAGCTCAATCGAGATAAGTGCTTGTAATTGTGGACTTAACATTTGAAGGTTTAGTGCGGCTTCTTTGACAGTGTAGTACTCATCAACGAGTCGCTCATATGCTTCCCATGCCTCATCCGTATTGAGCGATTTCGCATGCAGCCATGCGCCTTTTTCGGTCCAGATGTAGAACACAGGAGCTTTTAGCCAAGTCGTATCAATTTGATACGAGTTGATAAAATCGTGCTTCTCCTGGCCAGTTAGCGCAAAATAGTGTTTTCCTTCAACAAATCGATCCTTGTTTCGGTTAAAGTTCACTCGAATGCGCTCTGTATCAGTTCCATAAGCTTCCGCTAATTGCTGCGTCGTCAAAACACGTTGGCCGTTTTGTTCAATGACAGTTAAATTCATCGCGTTTCTCCTTTCTTTTTTATTGTTGGAAGTGCTTCAATGCCTGTTCCGCAAGCGACATTCCAGTCCGTCTACGATAAAGTTCAGAAGTAGACAGTAAAAACTTAATACCAACTATCTGAACAAACTTGTTCTCATAACAATGCGTCATGAGGAGTTTCAGAAAGTCCCCTTTCCCGAACCTTTCGCCGAATTCCCTATCAATCATTTCTAATGTACTGTGATAGCTCCATGACCCATCATCTTCATATCGCTTTATAGGCGGAAACAAGCGAAAGAAGTCTTTCGTCGGTGTCCACATTAGCTGTTCTTCGATTTTGGACACAAAAGCGATAATTTCTTCTGGAGTGTAACGGGCACCGTGTTTGATATTGCGCCCTAAAACCAATAAGTTGCGGTATCCTAGCTTTTGCCTATCCACTCTTCTCCTCCCCTGCTTGTCCATTTTCTTGCTAAAAGGAGCGCTTATTCGGCGCCTTTTGTTTCATGATTATCTTCCTGCTGCTCATCTAAGCGAAGGATTTTTAACCAACTAATTTCGTCTTTACTATAGATACCGGGAAAATCAGCCATTGTATGTCACCTCCTTAGAACACTTAGGAAATTTTTGCGTTTTCCGGAACCTGCTTTTTCAAAAAGATTTCCTTGAAATACTTCTCAAGAAACTCCTCCATGCGTGACGCGATGAAGCACCAGCGATCCCCTTTTCGCTCTGGGTAGTACACGAAGCCACCATTTTCGATATCAAGGATCGACTTATAGCGCGGATGCAGCAGGATATTTTCTTTGAGCCAATCCTCGCTATAACCGGTCCGTTCCTTGAGATCTTTCATAGACCACCAGACCTTGTTGTTCACTTTGTCCCCCTCCCTTTTTTTGTTTTTGTTCTTTTTGGGGAAACTATCTAGGCGCCCTTACGCGCTGTCTGTTTTTTGCGATACGCGCAATTTTTCTTCATAAAAAAAGTCGTTTAAATCAACGGATAGTAAATCAGCTATCATTTTAGCTTGCTCAACACTGATTGTTGATTCCTCTTTCTCTAAACGCGTATAGCTTGAAACAGATTTATATCCCAATCTCTTAGCCATAAACGTAGCTGTTATTCCTTTTGAAAGCCGTATAGATCGGATAATACGGCCAATTTTGTTACCCTTCATCTTTTCCTCCTCTCTACGCGTTTTGCGCAATTACTAATCCAATTATATTTGCGCATATTGCGCAAGTCAATATTTTTTTAGCTTTTCGCGCAAAAATATTTTTTATTTGCGCAATATGTGTAAAATTGAGTTATAAAAAATGGAGGTGAATCTTATGTCTTCATTAGGAGAAAGACTAAGGCAAGCACGAGAACGTTTGAATTTATCGCAGACAGATGTTTGCAGGAGGTTAAAAATTTCAAACTCAACCCTTTCTGGATATGAACGTAACTATAGAAAACCTGATGCTGAAATGATAAAAACATTTGCTGAATTATACGGTGTGTCAACCGATTATTTATTAGGCAACACAAATTCACTTTCACAAAAAAGCACAGGGCATCAAGACCTTACTGAAAAAGATAAGAAAGACATAGCAAGGCGCATGGAAAAAATAAAACAAGATCTTGCTGCGGATGGCGGATTAAGTTTTTATGGAGAGCCATTAAGCGAGGAAGCTAAAGAATCACTCCTTGAAGCTATGGAATATGCCGTTCGGCAAGCTCAAAGGATTAATAAAAAATTTGTCCCTAAAAAATACAAAGAAGAACCCAAAGAGTGAGGGGATATAGTGAAGCGAGTGAAAGATGCAGTTTCAGACCTAATTAAAAAATACAAAACCAATGACCCCTATGAACTCGCATCCAGAATGAACATTGAAGTTGTTTTATGGGATCTGCACAAAGAAATATATGGTTTTTACAAATATGAAAGAAGGAATCGATTTATATTTATCAACTCAAATCTAACTGAGACAAAACAACGCTTTGTGTGTGGACATGAATTAGGACATGCTATTCTTCACACAAAAGTAAATACCCCTTTTCTACGAAAAAACACTTTCTTTTCGCTTGAGAAAATTGAAGTTGAAGCTAATACGTTTGCTGTAGAATTACTCCTTCCAGATGTTTTTCTTGATACATATCGAAATACTGATACGACTATTTATCAAGTTGCCGCAACAAATGGAATCCCAAAGGAGTTTGTATATTTAAAGCAGTATAAAAATTTTTAAGCATCAAACCAAACATATATTCTTATTCAAAGGAGGTGATACATTTGATTATTCATTTGGATGATTACCGAAAAAAGAAAAGAAAGAAAATGAATGGTTATTTAATGGTCAGTATTCCTGTATTTTCTCGGATTACATTAGAAGGCGACAAGGTAGTTGGTGAGCTTGAAAATGAGCAAAAAGTGGTCATTCAAAGTTTAGAACAAAAGGGGAGAGATAAACATGGCCAGCATTCAAAAAATGAAAAACGGCTGGCGCTACCGTGTTTCATACAAAGAAAACGGGAAGTACAAAACAAAAACGAAGGGCGGTTTCCGTACTAAAAAGGAGGCCGAACTGGCGGCCGCTGAATTGGAAAAGCAACTGCACAAAGGATATGACATCAATGCCGGGGATCAGCTATTTTCCGAATACATGCGAAATTGGTACGAGATTTTTAGAAAAGGAAAAAAGAGCACGGACAACGACAACGATATTAGACGCGCCGTGGAATTTGTAGAAAAATATTTTCCTGGTGTAAGACTGAAGGAACTGACGCGCGAAATGTATCAAAAAGCGCTCAATGACTACGGTGAAACGCATTCTACAGCTTCCGTAAAGAAGCATCATACGTATATGAGGGCATGCTTAAAAGAAGCGCTGGCAGATGGAGTGATCCATAAAGATCCAACGTTTAATGCGATGGCTGTTGGTAAAATCGCGCCAAAAGATGAGGAAATTAAATATTTGAACTACGATGAAGTGGCCAAGCTGTTGAAAGTGACGACTGAGAATCTGCAGCCAAGATATATTTCACGATATATCATCTTATTTGCTTTGGCCACTGGTGCCCGATTCTCGGAAATCATCGGGTTAACTTGGGATTGCGTTGATTTTAAAAACAAAACAATCACGATCAATAAAACCTGGGATCATAAGTATAAAAACGATTTCGATAACACCAAGAACTACTCCTCCCTACGCACTATTACGATTGATGAAAAAACATTAAATGTACTCAAAGATTTAAAAGCAAAACAAAACGAATTGGCATTAATAACGGGTCTACGGAACGAAAAAAACCTTGTCTTTATCAACAGTAAATTTGAATTGGTAACCAACAACGCAGTCAATAAAACTCTTCGGTTATTGTGCCAAAAAGTAAAGATCAAAGAAATTACATGCCATGGGTTGCGACATACTCACGCTTCTATGTTGTTATTCAAAGGAGTGAATATCAAGTATGTTTCCAGACGACTCGGACACAAAGATATTGTTACCACCCTCCAGACATACTCGCACATCATGGATGAAATGGAACAGAAAGAATCACGCCAGGTTGACCTCACAATGGAGGAACTCTACAATGCAAAATAAAAAGCCGTGCAAAATTCGTGCAAAATTTTTTCAAAAACTACGGGATTCTTTCGGATTCTCGAAAAATAAAAAACGACCGCAAATGCAGTCGTATCAAGGGTTTCAAGTTTTTCAATCCTATGTGATGGTATTTTAAGAATGGAGACGGTGGGAGTCGAACCCACGTCCAGAAATATCGCCACTTAAGCGTCTACGAGCGTAGTCGGTATATTTCGTTTTCGCCGCATCTTCCGCCTACCGACAGGCCTCCAAGCAGCTAGTCTGA